CAGCATTATTCAATAATGTTAGCTTGTCATCTAGCTTAAATATTTTATTTCCTTCTGAGTCTTTTGCTTTAAGAACGATTGCATCTACTAAAACTCCCAAGTCATCATTCTTAGCACCTTTAAATAAGTTTCTTTTCTCTCCTAATGTAAATGGTGAGCAATATATTATTAAAGGTTTGCCTTCCTCGCCCCACTCAGCTACCTCAATCTTTTTAACACCTAAAGATTCAAACTGTGCCTTCACTCTATCTATTACGTTCATATTCTTCCTTTTCTAATTAATTAATTAATTTGCTGTTCCGATTGTTACTGCACTATTGCCTTGGAAAGTAATTTCTGCTTCTACCATTCCGTCAAAAGATGCACTTACGTTATATCCAGTTACTATCGCATCAACAGCATAAAATTTATCACCAGCAGTATTACCTTCTGGGAATACGTTTAAAGTAATTGATGAACCAACTGTACATAATAATTGACCAGCGTCAGCTTCGTCAAAAAATACACTTGCTGAACCACTGCTAGATTTTAAACCAGCTTTGTAGCTTCTTACAGAATCACCCATTGAAGTATCTTCAATAGTATCTCCAGTTTGCTCTAGTGTATAACTTCTTAATTCACCTATAACAGTAGAACCAATTTTAATTGTTCCTTCTGAACCAGTATGAGTTGCCATTTTGTTCTCCTTGTTTGTTTATATTAAGGTGTGCCAGAAATGTATTGATACATAACTCTCACAACCATTCTGATACCACCTATTGGAAACAAAACTCCCTCATCTGTACTTACTTCTACTATTTGAGTTTGTTTTGCGTACCCACCTCGTGTTCTATCAGAATTTAGTCTAGTTTCAATCGTAGTTATTAACTCATTTCTTTTTGTGTCAATATTTGAAGTAGTTCCTTTAACAAAACCTATGATTACATAATCAACAGTAGCTTGTCTTGTTATTGTGCTTGATGACATTGTTTCATCTGATCTAGTTTCATTACCAGTTTGTATAAAACAAGCAGGATATTGTTGTTCAGATAATTCATCAACATTAAAAGGTTCTCTAGTAATTTTTTTAATAGTAATAGGAGAAGTACCAGTTGAAATGGTAGTTATAATATTACTAGCTATATCTTCTCTTTTGCTCATATTCTCATTAATTTAGTATATTCTTCCATAAATTTATTTTTAAGTAGTGGTGCTTCAGCATCTCCTATCGCAAAGAATTTTCTTTTTCTTTGATTGCCAATAGCTTTTAATCCTTCTCTAATTGCTGTGAAATAAACTTGTGCTTGTGTTGGAGAAGATTTTTGTGTCATATTAGACAACATCTTTCCTGAAAAAAATAAATCTGGTTTAGTGGGTAATTGTTTAGCTTCTCTTATTTTTCTATATTCAGGAGTATATTTAACAAAATCATTTCCTTGATAATCTTTTCCTCTTGCTGTTCTACGTTTAATTATAAACATTAAAAATTCAGCAGTTCTTCCTAATGACTTTTGAACTATTGAAGGTTGTTCTCTAATTTGTTTTTCAAAACCTTCAACAATTTGAAGTACATTACTTTCAATATTTAATTTCATCTTATAAGTTGCAGTCTATGATATGGTGCTTTTTCTGCGTCTGCTACTGTATTAGAATCATCTGCATCATATTCTACACCATCTCTTAAAATAGATTCAAATTCATCAGCATATAATTGTTGATAATGTTTCATCATTACTTGAAATCTATCTTGATTATCGTTTGAATTATATTTAGTAAGTTGTGGGCAAACATAAAATCCTATTACTTTATAAACACTTGCTCTTTTAAACTGTGCATCTGTTATTAATGTTCCGTCCATTTCAGTTGTGTTTAGTAAAGATATATCTCTATAAGTTTGTTTTACATAAACTGGCCACCATCTAATTCTTAAATCTCTTTCAATATCTGCTCTTGCGAATGCGTGGTAATCGTTTGGTGATGTGAATGACGCTATTCCAAATCCTAAAATATCTGGTTGGTATACTGTTAAATCTGTATCGGTAGAAAAATTTGCCATTGTATAATCTTGTTAAGTGGTGGGGATTTTACTCCCCACCGAAGTTTAATTAAAGAGCTGTATCAGTTCTTACTGTTACGCCAAATGTGTCTTTGATAACACCTGTTCCGTAAACGATAGAAGCTACTAATTCAGTTGCTCTTAAAGAAGCATCTCTTTGAGATTCAACTTTAAATTCTTCTTTCATAGCAAGTCCTAATGATGCAGGGTGAAATACTCCACCGTATGAATCATCATAAGCGTCAATAGTAATGTTAGCATTTTCAAATACATCAATACCAGCGATTCTGCCGATATATCCGTTTCTTAATGCTTCGTTACCAATTTCAGAAATTGCAGTTGCAGTTCCTGCATATCCAGCTTGAGTTAAAGTCTTTTTCAAGTTGAATAATGCTTTAGGGTGAAACACTCCGTAATATGGAGCAGGTACACTTGCAGTTCTTAAGATTGCTTGTGCTTTGAAAAGCAAGTCAGCAGTCAATTCAGTTCCTGCACCACCTTGGTCTGAAGCAGATGCAAAGTCGTCTAATAGATTTACTAAATCAGTATCTACTTTTTTAGCAATCGCTTCGCCGAATAATTTACCAATGTCAGCACCAACATTTCTTGAAGCTGAATTAGCGCCAAGATCCGTAAGTGTAGTCATCACGCCAACTTCAGAAGCTGTGATAGTAGCTGAAGTAGGGTTCACTGCTGTATTTGATAAATCAGTTGCTTCATTTACCGCAGCAGCCGATATAGTAGGGTACACAGGTACTTCTACTGTTTTTCCTGATCCAGTTATTGGATAAAGAGTTACAAGAGGTCTCATTACTGAAGTCTCTTGGAATGTGAATATAGCTTCTTGAGTTATATTCGTAAATAGTTCACTTAAAGTTGAACTTGTTGTTTCTGATGCCATGTTTTTATTTTAGTTAGTTGTTGTTAGTTGTTATTTTCATTTTAAAATTACCCTGATCTCTATGTTTCCTCATTTCAGCATATAATTTTCTGTCATTCGGATTACTTAAATCAAGATCACCCATTTTAACGGATTTGGGAGAAATTCCACCAATCTTACTTTGTGAACCACTACCACTTTGAGTAGCCATCACATGATGAGGATTGTTTTTTAAATATTCGCTTACCAAATCATTAACTGACATAGGTTCGCCTTTGTCTGAGTATCTAGGAGTTCCATCTTCGTTGATAACTTCAACAGAACCTTGTTCAGATAGTCTAACATTATTTCTAAGTAACTGTTTAACTTCTGCTGGTTTAACAGCTTTCAGTCCACTAGCTACATTGACTAATGTTTCATCTATACGAATCCTTTTTAATTCAGATTCCAACGATTGAATTTTTGAATCCTTTTTTGATACTGTTTCCTTCAGAACTTTATCAAACTCGCCACGTTGTTTAGCGATTTCTAGTTCCTTATCTTTTTTCTCTTGAAGTAACTTCTTAGCTTCTTCAATATCAATCCCATCAAGTTTATTAGATACAGTTTTTTTATAACGATCTAATCTTCTTTGAACTATTTGTTCTAACTGATCCGCAGTAAAAACTTTGTTCTCTATTTCTTGATTTTCAGAAACTTCTACTCCAGCAGTTTTTTGAGATGCTGTATTCTCAACCGAGTCTTTTTTAACTTGCTCGTTCATAACTTACTCCTTCTATATTGTTAAGATTATCAAATATCAAGAAGATTAGGTAAATGCAAGATTAAATAGTTGTATTTCCTTCTTCATCAATCCAACTAGGATCAATCGGTTGCCAACTGTGTCTGCAATTATAACCACCTCTTACTATAAATGGACTTCCTTGATCTCTACCTTGTGCAGTATCATTAGCCCATATTTGATTGATTTGTTCTTCAGTATAAACTTTACCAGTATGTTTTCTGCAAAAATCTCTAGAGTCTTTAATTATAGAACCATAATATAGGTAGCTACCCAATCCTAATTCGTCAGCTCTAAACTTAGCCAACTGACCATCAAAGCCCATAATAGAATCAGTTACTAATATACTAGCGTATTTAACAAAGCTATCTCCTTGTGTGTTCCTTCCATAAACTTGTTTTAGTTCGTCAATAGCTGTATCTACTTCAGCGCCATCTGGATTATTAGAAATATATTCTACAAGCTGTTGTGCTTTTTTATTATCTGAGAATTGATAAATACCATTAATCTTTTCTCTAATAGTTTGCACCATATCATTAAACGATCTACCAACTAATGTTGATTGATAAACTTCACCAGCTAAAGTATTTGCTAATTCATTTCCTAGATTTTGAAAATTAGTAAATGCTAATCTTTTTAATTGCTGAATAACAACTAAATCAGCTTCGGTTATACTTTTAAATTCAGGTGGTATAGGTAGCTTTCCATAACTTGCTACAATCACTCCTGCTATCTTATCGTAATCTTTTATAAACGTTTGAACTGGTTTTAAATATAGTTCTTCTATTGCTTGTTGTAATTTTGGTTTAATTTCAATCGCTAATCTTGTTGAATATAATTCACCAGTCCTTGTGGGAAGTTCAGAAGCTATACTTACTACTTCTCTCTCTAATCTTTGAATAGTTTTGAATAAAAGTTCTTGATGTTGTGCTTCTAAATTATCTAATGCTTTTTGTTTTATCTCTTGTAATTGCCTAAGGATATCTTGTGCCACATTAAATTGTAGGTAAAGTTATTGGTTGTTGTGCAAACTCTCCTAATACTTCTGTGCTATTATCTATTTCAATATCAATCTGTTCTAATGTAGTATCATCTTCAATTACTGTTCTT